GGGAGTATGTTCTGAAGATTAAGAAGAACTTGGATGAACTTAATCGTGATGATGTATATGATTGGACTAAGGATTTAGTTATTGATAAGACATTCGCAGGGTTACAAGTTCAGTTAGATATATTGGAGATGGTATCTGAGACTGGAGATTATAGATTAGCAACTCCAGATGAAGAAAGTAAAGGAATTGATGGTGTAGTTGATGGTCAGTTTGTATCAATTAAACCTCATACTTATAAGAAAACAATAGAAGCAGGGAAGGAGACGATTGACTACCCTATTATATACTATAAGAACACAAAGAATGGGTTAGTTGTATTACCATGAGTGTAGAAGTTTATGATGATTTCTTACCACAAGATCTCTATAATAATGTAAGTAAGTTTCTACTTGGTGAGAATATGCCATGGTTCTTTAATAGTGGTACAGTATATGAAGATGATGGATGTCCACAATGGTCACATACTTTCTACCTTAATTGTGAACCAGTGTCACCACATTATAGTGAAATAAGACCAGTATTAGTAGGAGTAAATCCACTTGGGTTGCATAGAATTAAAGTCAATGCTACAACAAGGACAACAGATATAGTAGAGAAACCATTACATTATGATGTAACTACACCTGATGGAGATACACCTGAAGAAGTAAAGATATGTATAATATATTTCAATGATTGTGATGGTTATACATATTTTGAGGACGGACAAAAGGTACAAAGTAAAGCAAACAGAGCGATAAAGTTCCCAGGCACGTATAAACATGCGGGTTCATCTTGTACTGATGCTGACCGAAGAATTGTATGTAACATAGTGTATTTGTAATGGACATATTTCCAACACTAATTGAAGAATATGATCTAAGTAATCATCCAGATCTTGATACTTGGAAGAAACATATTAAAGAGAATGGTAAAACTAATCCACACTCATTAGCAGTCAATGGTGTTAGTTCTCATGGTGGATGGGATCCACTAAGAGATGAAATTGCACATCCAATGTTATTTGCATTTCAACAATGTTTGGATGATTATTCAGATAAGACTGGATATTTCCCCAGTATGTTAAGTGGTGCTTGGTACAATATATTACCACCTGGCGGATTTACACATAGACATAGACATGAAGGTTCGCCCTTAAGTGGAGCATTCTATGTGGAATTACCTGAAGGTGATGTAGGTAACTTGTACATGCTTTCGCCATTAACTCCATATAAAATGTGTGAGATGCACTTAATACAAACTCAGTACACTCAGTATGAGTTTGATGTACCTATTAAAGAGAATCATTTGTATATCTTTCCATCATGGTTAGAACATGGTAGTAGACTCAATAACACTGAAAGTGATAGAGTAACTGTTAGTTTTAATACTGTACCTTTCCCAATGGAGTATATGGATGAACAGAGATTAGCAAAAGTTAAAGGTGATTATCAGGGTAAATATGGTGATGAATCTTTTGAAGAAAGGCAAGATCATCCTGTACCATGAATGTAGTTCCTATATTACCACAACCAGTAGCAATTATATCATGTCCATTTCATGAGCAAATGAAAGCACATGTTATGGAGGAAGTTGATAAGATTAAGAGTAAAGGTGGAGCAAGAGAGTTTATGCCTGATCTTGCTAATCCTAACTCTGATGAACTATATCATTTGGATTATTACTCTGTATTAGAGCAACCACAGTTTGAAAGATTTAGATATTGGATAGAAGAACAAGCAGAAATATTTGTTAAAGATGTAATGGGTAAGTATCTAAATGATACCATGATAGTAACAGATAGTTGGGTTAATATATGTGAGGTAGGTGGTATTCAAGGACCACATTATCATGGTAATAGTATAGTTTCAGGAGTATATTATGCAAACTATGATAATACTAAACATCCTACAACTTACTTTGTTAAGAATACATCATTGATGCAATTTCCAGACAATCCTACAATTAACCTTGCAAGTGAGAAGAACACAAGATATAATCAAATTGACCATATTAAAGCAAATGAAGGAGAATTATTACTCTTTCCTGCTACAGTTGTTCATGGATATAAGAAGAATACTGAAGCAAACCGTATAACACTTGCAATGAACTTTATGCCAAATGTTGTAGGTGATGGTGATTATGGATGGAGAGTTTCAAGACTATCAAATGAAGAAAGGTTAAGAAATTTTACAAAAAGGAAAAAAGACGAGATTTGGGTGTATCCTGATATTGATATGGAAGAGTATCACTCTGATTAACACTATGAAATGGCGAGTCTTTGCAACCACTAAAGATGGTAGAAGGGTTAATACTCTATTCGAGTCATTATCTCCCAACAGATCTGCAGCACTATTAGAAGCAAAAGAAAGATATGCTGTGGATGATCTGTGGATACATCCTGAACCAGATAGGTAGACAGTTAACAAAGTGTCCACTAAACCCCCACAGAGGGGTTTTTTCATGTATTATATAAGAGTGCTCAGGGCATTGCGTGCTTGTAAGTCCCAGAGATGTGGTAAACCCACGAGTGAGGCAATGTAGCGAGCAGGTGCCGTGGATAAGACCTCACTCAACCTAATCCCCATACCTTATGCTAACAAGGGCGAGGTTAATGCGAAAATGGGGATTTCATTCTTTATTACTCAGGATTATGTCAACTAAGACTCAAAAGAAACTCAGTCCCGATGCTATTGCAAGGGCAGAATTGAAAGTAAGAGTATTACGTTGGACTAATGATTTATGTGTTGCTCTTGAAGAACAGTACATAAGATACTCTCTTAATTCAGCACGTAGATCTTATAATTCTTCTCCTTCAGACTACTTAAGGGCAAGGATTGAAGATCTTGAAGATGGTAAATCTACTATGGAATTTCGTATTACCACTGGTAGAAAGTATCACAAAATCATTCAATATGATAGAGGAAGAGCAGGAAGTGTTCACGCATTTGTTGATAAGAACACTGGTGAAGTTTATAAACCTGCATCATGGGCATCACCTGCAAAACATGTAAGATATGATATGAGAATTATCAATCAACGTGAAGCAATGTATGCAAACTGTGATTGGGCAGGTGGTTATCTTTACCTTAGAGGTTGATAATGGGTAGACCTAAACTTATCGGACCTCTAACCGCTTCCGAAACTAAAAAGAAACAACAACGTCATCAATCTTATCTGAGGAATAAACAATTAACAAAAGATCGTGCTCTTGCTTCTAAACGTAGGACACAAGATGAGTTTAAGGAGAGAAAACTTAAACGTGCTAATATAGGTTGCGAATATTGTGGTTATGTGGGAAATCCTAATGAATTTGATTATCATCATCGGGATCCTTCCACAAAGATAACATCAGTATCAGATATGTTAGGACGTGGAAGTAGACAAGCAATAATAGAAGAGGAAGAAAAGTGTGATTTTATCTGTAAAGGATGTCATGCTGATTTACATTACCCACATTATCCATTTCACGACAGATGAGAACAGTAACAATTAGTAGACAAATTGGGTCATTACTGGTTGTTGTTGGATATTTCATAGTATTGCATGTAAGTGTTACTTATGGTACAATAGTTCATGCTATTGCTTGCTTAATGAGTATTCCATTCTTTGCAAGAACTAAAGCATATGATGTGGTGGTAATGCTATCATTTATGACATGTGTTTCTATCTCTAAGTTTGCTTTCTAAATACAAATGTTCACTGACTAATTATTATGGCACAACAAACAATGTCAGCGCCTGGTGTTGATACAACTGCCAAACTGAATGAGTTAGATAGACTAACAAAACAGTTGAAGGTTGCTATGACAACTATAGGTAATATTGATGAAAGGTTGTCAGCAATGGAGAGTATGATTAACTCTGCATTATATAAACAACAAGAAGATATTCGTCAAGCATATGTAGAGATCAATTCTCTTAAATCACAGAATCAAGTAAGAGAAAAGTTTGATCTTGATGCTCAAGTTGCTCAAACGCCTGGTGTACCACCAACTGCATAATTACACTCACTGAATCACATTTATTATGGAAGATTTTGAATTTGAATCACTTGAAGAATTGAATAATACTCCATTAGAGGAGGATTTATTTGAGTTGGGTATTCAGGAGGAGTTATCCCCAGAAACCAAGAAACTACTCAACCAGTTTTAGAACTGTCCACTAAACACCCTATAGGGTGTTTTTTTATGCAATAATATATTATTGAAACAAAGTTGATGAAACTACGAACACATCAGCGTGAGATAGTAGAGGCAATGAAACACACTAATAAGGGACAAATCCTTGTCCCTACTGGTGGTGGAAAGACTCTATGTATGATTAAAGATGCACTCAATGAGTGTGAATCTCTTTGGGATTATGATAAGAATACAAGGAGATTCGTGGAACCCAAGAAAATTGTAGTAGTGGCGCCTCGCATACTACTTGCACAACAACTGTGTGATGATTTCTTATCACATAGTTTTGATAATGTTGCAGTATTACATGTACATAGTTCAAAGACTCGTCATTGGACAACAACAAATAGTAAGGAAATATATGATTTCGCTGTTAGTAACTGGAAGAAACATCAGTTAATCTTTACTACATATCATTCTCTTCATAGAATACAAGAGTCTAAGATTAAGGTTGATACAATATACTTTGATGAGTCACATAACAGTACACAAAAGAACTTTATTGAGGCAGTTGAGTATTACTCAATGTATGCAAAACGTTGTTATTTCTTTACTGCAACTCCTAAACATTCAAGAACTCCTTTAAAAGTAGGAATGAATGATGAGGACATTTTTGGTAAAGTAATCATACAAGTTCCTGCTCCTGATCTTATCTCTCAGGGTTATATTATCCCACCTAAAGTATCATCTTGCAAGTATTCTGCTGCAATGGAACAACCTGAAAGGGATAAAAGTATTCTATTAGAGATACTTAAGACTGAAGATAAGATGGATAAAGTGTTAGTTACTGCAAAATCTACAAAGGATATTGCTGCACTAATGTCACGCACATCTTTCCAGTTAGAGTGTAAAGAACTCCTTGGATATAGTGTCATGTGGATAACATCTAAACATGGTGCAATTATAGATGGAGTTAAAGTTAGGAGAGATAAGTTCTTTAATACTATGAACAAATGGGGTGATGATCCTAACAAAAAGTTTATTATGTTTCATCATTCAATACTATCTGAAGGTATGAATGTTCATGGGTTAAGTGCATGTATATTGATGAGAAATTTAGACTATATTACAATGGCGCAAACGATTGGTCGTGTAATAAGACTACATAAGGAGGATGCAAAAGATATAAAACATGGTATAATTAAACCTGGCGATGTTAGTAACTATCGTAAATCTTTTGGTAAAATGTTTGTACCAGTTTATTCTAATGTTGGTATAAGTACAACCAGAAGATTAAACACAGTAGTTAATACTATATTTGAAAAGGGTGAAGCACACGTATCACATGTAACAAGATGACATTATCAACTAAGTACCGTAATAAATTAACAGATATATGTTGTAGGATGATAACTACTGATGGTATTCCTGTTAGTTTAGATGAGAGAATATGGATGAATAAGTTATGCGAACATAATGGTCATGCAAGAGAACTTGTGGGGGCAATGTTGTGTCCTGATTTTATAGAAGATCGTGAATAATTTTGGTACTATTGATACATCTTGGAGTAGTATTAGAATATTTCTAATAATAGTTATGGCGGTAATTTGGTTCTATTTGCTTAATGTAGAACTGAGATCAGGAGATGACTGAGACAGTTAATATACTGTCACATAAAATGACATATCGTTCAAATATGCGGTATGATAACATCATTGGATTTAATTATGAAAACCAAAACCAAACGAGTTTGTGTTACTCCACTCTCAAAGAAAGCAAAGAATCGCTTCATTGATGAAATGGATTTATTCCATACATGTACAGTTGAAGATGAGAAATTGCACGAGGGAATTAAACACTATTATTTGAAATCATTGAAAGGAAACTATTTCTTTTGGGTTCCAACTAAAGGTAACAAAGATTGGAAAGTAGAATGAAAGAAGAACATGGAATCCAAATGATTTGGACTGGAGGTATTATTATCCTCATCCTAATTGTAGGACTATTTGTTAATCTATCTTCAACAGATAATCCATCTTCAGGTATGTCCAAACAAGAAACATATCTTAGGTTACAATCTCGCCCATCCAAACTTATTCAATAAAATGAGACAAATCGAAAAGATTCGCAACCAATGTTTAGAAGAACTTGAACAGACTTATGCAGTCAGATTAACACAATTAGTCGATGAATTACGTCTTGAAGATGCTGAATCAGTGATGCAAGAAATGGTCATTGAAAATGACATTGAAGATGCAGATTGGACATTTATGGATGATCTAACTGAGTTTAATAATGAGGATCTCGATAATATCGAGTTTGAACAGATTGAGTAAACAAAGTAGACAAGAGAAGAAAGATATTGAGAATTTGCTTCCATCAAATAAGAAGCATTTGAAGTTTCTTGCTGCTCTTAAAAGAGATCTTAAACGTGATCCTAAAGGGACTAAATTAAGGAGGAAGGATAGATTTAAGAATGGGAAGTGATCTACTGGGGCAAACAATCTTTGCTGTTAATATCTTCAAGTACAGTGTAACAAACTGGGAAGAAAAGAAACCAAAACTATTATCATTACTTGACTTTAGTGATGATGATGTGGTACAATCTAAATTACCACAACATACTGATTACTATTCTAATCAAGGTAGACCACCATACTTTAAACAATGGTGTGAGATATTAGAGGAAGATCTTAACAACATCTTTCAACAAGGAGATGTAATTACTCCACTACTTAAGAATAGTACAGATACATCTAAATGGCAATTATGGTCACAAAGATATAACAACCAACAATATCATTCATGTCATAATCATGGAGTTGGAAATCTTTCGTGTGTATTGTATCTTGAATTTGATAAAAGTGTTCACTCTCCTACTTGGTTTCATTCACCATTTAATGATCCATTTACAGGATATAATCAAGAATATGTTCCTCAAGTTGATGAGGGCGACATCATATTATTTCCTGCAATGTTATTACATGAGGCACCAAATAACACATCTAACGTGAAGCGAACTATTATGTCCTTTAACATTCCAATAGGGTAAAATGTACCATTGTAATCTTAAACTAACTGACAAACAATATAATCTCCTAAGTGAAGCATTGTTCTTCTATTCTGAGAACTCTAATGATAACAATCTTGGAGATAGAATAGAGGAATTAGAAGATTTAATTGATAGTAATTCCAAAAAGGTAACAAGGAAGAGAAAGACAGACAGTTAAGGAAGTGTCCACTATTCTCCCCATTGGGGTCGATTGTGTGTCATACTATAAGTATGAAAAACACTCATCTCGAACATCCTGAAGACAACATCCTTAACAATGGTAAGGAAGGTGCTAAAACAGTACTTAAATTCTTTCAGGAAAAGAATAGCAAACTGTCTGTAAAGTATGACGGTTCACCTGCTATTGTGTGGGGAAGAAACCCTGAAAATGATAAGTTTTTTGTTGGTACTAAGAGTGTATTTAATAAGGTAAAAGTCAAGATTAATTATACTCACCATGATATAGAATTGAATCATGGACATACACCTGAAGTTGCAAGTATCTTGCACATGTGTTTAGTTAGTTTCCAGAATTACTCAAACATGGGAGTATTTCAGAGTGATTTTATTGGGTTTGCAGGTACTAACGAGTACAATCCTAATACAATTACTTACAAGTTTGATGAGGAAATTGACTCTGATAAACATAACATAGTGGTTGCAACTCACTCTCATTATGTTGGTGATGAAATGAAATCTATGGACTGTGTATTTAATACAGAGTACACATTCTGTGGAAAAGCATACAATTTGAATACAAATGCAGAGTTAGTTCATAGACATTTACAAGTAGGATTGTGGGTCAATGTTGCTAAAACTCTCATACCATTTGTTAAGTTCCCTGATATTAAGGAAGGGAAAAAGATTAAACAAGTTGTTAATCAGTTCATTCGTGAGAGAAGAGAATTGACTGCAAATGCACTTGCAAAAGAGACAGGATTCTCTGCAAATCTCTTCCACTTGTATAACATTATTAGAGAGATTAAACTCTTGTTGATGACAGGAATTAACCCTGAAGATTCTACTGTAGAATGTTACATTGGTGATGAAATTGGTGGACATGAAGGATATGTCATGTCAAATGTTCATGGAACATATAAACTAATTGATCGTCAATATTTCTCCTATGCTAACTTTACTGTAGGGAGACAGAGGAAGATGAGTGACAGTAAATAAACTGTCCACTATTTTCCCCACAACACAATTTCTGTGTTATATTAACAATATGGGAAACAAACGAGGCGATTCCTAAGACTTTCAAGGTGAGTTCAATTCCATTTTTGGTGAGTAACTCTTTAAGTCGAACTTAAGCAGAATGTAAGTCCTCGTTTTGTTTCTCTCACCCATTTCTTTACACTAATGGCACTATCTGAAGAAACTATTGCTAAACTTGCTGACGTACTTGTACCAGAAGTTATTGCATACATAGAGGATGATTTTCCTCGTTTAAATGAGTTTTTGATGGAAGTAATTGGTGATGCAATTTGTGACAAATTGGGTAACAAAAAACCTGATGGTAGTTGTGAATTAAGTGGGGATATGTCAATGGATTTGGTTGTAGCAATCGCAGAAAGAATTGCACTCAAACCTATTAACAACCTCATGGAATCTGATCCATCAAACTTATAAGAATTATGGGAATGTGTTCGCCCTAAAGTTACACATTTTTAAATCGTTTATTTAACAATGTCCGACCTAATTTTCGTTCTTGAACAGTGCTCAAACGGTAATGAACTTATCGAAGTCATTGATGCTTACCTTGCAGGTAATTTTGAGTAATCTAACAATTTAATACGTCAATTTAGTACACATTCGCTTTATTTTAATGGGAACAAGATCACGCATTGCATTACAATTAGATGGAGACAATCTTGTCTCTGTTTATTGTCATTGGGATGGATATCCTACCTTCAATGGTAAGATTCTCCGTCAATATTTCAACACTCGTGATAAAGTTACCGAACTAATTGATGGTGGTGATATATCATCACTATGGTCAGATTCCACTTGGGATTTAGAAGAAACTCGTCCTAATCAGACACTATATTATAGTGAAAGGGGTGAAGATTGTCCACCTAAGTTACATGATAACTTTGATGATTTGTTAAAATTTGCAGAGGAATTTACCTATGTATTTGTTAACAATGAGTGGATATGTTATTCACATGATGGTTGGGATGGTGACAAACCTTCAGTAACAACTAAGGTTGAAATTCCAAGTGGTAATTTATATGATAGTGATGGTAATCCTATCAAACAAGAACCACTTGTTGCCGCCTAATTACATGAGGGAGTTATAAACAACTCCCTCTTTTTTCTTTATCTAATTATTATTATGTCTGAAAAAGAGTCATTTAAAGAATCGTATGATTCATTTGATGCTGAAGCATATCGTGAATATTGCGATCAGTTAAATGTATATCTAAAGAAAGATCCTACTGAATTAATAGAAGTTATTAAGAGATTAGGATTTAAATTAGATCAAACACTTTCTAAGATAATTAATCAATTAGATGAGGTAATTGAGTTAAATGATGATGAACCACGTTATCATGTTAAATAACATTTAAAAGGGTGTATTATGACGATAGTTAATGATCCAATCCGTAATTTCTTTACTGATGAAGAATGGCATGAAATTGATGTTCTTGTGTTTAGCAAAATGCCTCAAGTTGGTGATGATAATGATAGATTAGAGGTGTTACAGAAAATATCAGATAAGATGGCGAATTTGTTCGCAAAAAATGAGATAAACGTAGTGAAATCAGGTAGAGTTGGTAAAGATTTAGACTCATTAGATGGAGTATTACAATGAGGGTAATATTCGCACTACTTATAGCATTGGTAGGTGTAAATGTTGCACTAAGTATCATTAATTCACCATTTGTTGAGAAGTTACAAGAAAGAAATGAGTCACTTGAGAAACTGTCACAAGACCTATAGACAAAACGTGAAAAATGGACTATATTAAGAAAGTCCACAAACACAGTCACAATTTATGACAGTTGCTGCTACTTCTGCAAAGAAAACTAACACAGTTTCACGCAAAAGACGCACTCGTAAAGTTGCTCAAACAACTACGAAAGTTCAACCAAAAGTAACAAAAACTGTTACCAAAGTTCAACCAAAAGTTATTGCAACCCCAACAATGGACAAACCTTCAGCAACACTTATCACCAGACAACAGTACGTTGAGGATATCAAGAATAGATGGAATATTCATCTATTTGAGACTCAAGAACTCTGGAAAGATTTGGTAAAAGGTTATAACTACCTTCTACCATTTGCAAAGAAAACTGTTAACTACGTTCGTGAATCTTATGATCGTGCGTTTAACACTACTCCAGAGAATACTGAAGTCAAGTAATTAAGTGACAGTCTACGAACTGTCCACCAAACCCCCAATAGGGGGTTTTTTCATGTTATACTATAAGAGTAAACAATCAAGGGAGTG